ACACCTTCAGAAATCATTCTGTAGAAGGAAAAGGTTACTTGCTGTTTAACATAATTGCTATCAGCATCCCAAGAATATTCAATTGCACCAATATTAGTAGGATATACTCCAATAAATTGTGTGTTAAATACTCTACGATTTTGCGAATCTATCTGAGAAAGAATGATGGAAGAGGTATTTGTATACTCGTCATAATATGCAACACCACTATTAATATCAAAAATAAATTCTTGCCATTGTAAAAAGAATTTTCGTTCTAGATATTCTTTACTCATTCTAAATGTAAGATTTAATTCGTTTCCGTAATCAATTGTATATGGCAACTTTAATAGGGGAAGATTATTAATCTTATAATCTATTGTAAATAATGATTGAGCAGGTAATCCCGATTGTTCACATACAAATCTAAACCCCTTACCATCTCTTTGATATAGTTTGCTTAAAGCAGAATCTAGTGTTGGAGGGAATACTGTGGCAAAGAATCTATTGGTTCTGTAATGAACACCAGAATCTACTAAAAAATTAGCAAATTCCACATCAGACGCACCCGATGCTGGTTCAAACGGAATAATCTTACCAGATGATACACCATCGGTAAGTCCCTGTAAGGTTTTAAGAATTGGTAGGTTTTGCGGAAATTGTCCAAATGCGCTCATTTATTGTTTACCTTTAGTGTTTTTTCTGTTATTATTTTAAATTCCCAATTATTCTTTTTAGCATATTCTGTGGCAGCTTCCCACTTAGAACTATTGACCAACCATGTTTTTGTTTCGTTAAGGAATGTTCTTTTTGATTTCTTTTGTGTCGCCTTTGGTGACACACATTGTCTTGAAGGTTTTATTTCTACTAAATATACTTGTGATAATCCTGTTTTTTGCACAACTTCTATAATAAAGTCCACAAAGTATTTATGCACTCTATTATCAACTGGAGAAATATAAGGTATTCCCAATTCCTCTGATGCCCATTTAAGAATATATGGTGTATTATCACAGAATACCATGAATCTTCTCTCTAAAAGAGATCGATAAATGATATTATCTGGGTTCCCTGCATACTTTTCTGGGTGTTTTGGTTTATATTTTCCTTTATATGCCATATAAATATAATTAGATCCTTTTCCTCTTACTTACTTAGTATTTATACAAAAATGTCAATATTACCAAGTTTACTAACAAATTATGTTCCCCTATGGAATGCCGCAACTGCAGAACAGGCTAGGCAAAAAGAAGGTGCTCTACCTCAAATTATTCCTGATCTGAATTCACAACCACCAGATCCAGCAAGCATTATTGGCAATAATAATCTATTTTCTTCTAGAGAAGCAAATATGTCCAATATAGAGGCTCTAACCGCCATACGAAATAAAGCAGAAGCATTGGATAATAAATTACCAGTAGTTAATAGTAATGTTGCAACACAATTAGCATTCACACAAAATCTTTCAAAAATCAAAGATTGTATGGTGATTGTTTTAAACTCTCCGTCAAGTAGTGAAAATCCAAGTGCAACAAATTCGCCTGTTGAAGCAAATGTTGCACTAGCAAATGTTGTAACAGACTATATTTCTAACACACTTCAAGCAGGAATGGATTTGGCAGACGTTAGTTCACAAAAACAAAAAAGTATAAACAATGCAATTCACATGAAAGAAGCTACTGTTAATTCTAATGAGGAATTAGATAAAACATTTTATACTGAAGGAATTAATGGTGCTAAAAAACTAAACATATACTTACCTTTACCAAAAACTATTCAAGATAGTCATTCGCACGAATTAGATGGATTTTCTAATAATCCAGTTATACCTCTTGTAAATGTTGCAATGAATTTATTAGATTTTGGTAGTAGTGGTAGTAAAGGTGGTACAAAAAAATATAAAGAGACAGGTGTTGGAGAATATTTAGTAAATAATATAAAACTTGCTGCAAGAAAATCTTTAAATCCTGCAGTAGAAACCCTTTATAGAGCACCTAATCCAAGAACTTGGCAATTTAATATAGAGTATTCTCCTACAAATAAACAAGAAGCTAATAATTTTATACAAATTGTAGAAAAACTAAAACAACAATCATATCCAACAAAAGATCTAGGAGGAATGTTATATACATTTCCAGGAACAATTGATTTTTATTTTAAAATAAACAATAAACGTTCTGAAGTTTTACCGTTTAGTATAGAAAAATGTTTTATTCGTTCTATACAGTTAGATTATGTTGGTCAGACTGGTTTTTATACGCATTTTAAAGACGGAAATCCTGTAACTATGCTTGTTAGTTTAGAAATTACAGAATCTCGTCTGTTGGATAGAAATGTATTGGATCATAATTTACGAAATGCAGATACAAAAGAGCGGGATCGGCTGGAGAATCTTAACCAATCTTGGGATTCAAAGGTTGATTTGTCAAATGGTGGTTAATTTAAATTATTAAAAGGAAATTATTATGAATGACTTATTAAATCTAGTTTCGTTACCAACATATACTACAAAGATTCCTTCAACAGGAAAAGAAATCACTTATAGACCATTTGTTGTAAAAGAAGAAAAAATACTTCTAATGGCAACAGAATCAAAAAATGAGCAGCAAGTATATAATGCAATAAAGACAATATTTGAATCCTGTTTTAGAGACAAATTGAATCTTGAAGAAATTCCATATTTTGATGCTGAATATTTATTTGTAAAACTCAGAATGAAATCAATGGGAGAAGTTGTAGAAATCATTGTAAAAGATCCAGTAACTGGCGAAAAATTTGAAACTGCAATAAATTTAGATAAAATTCAAGTTGAAAATTTAAAAGATAATAAAGAATTTAATATAGAATTAAGCAAAGAATTGGGTGTTACTGTAAAATATCCAACACTTAAAGGTTTTAAATCACTTACAGAAAACGAAGATAGGACTGGAACAGATGGTGTTATAGATTTAATTTGTAATTCTATTGAAACAATTTATACAAAAGATCAAGTAATATCTACAAAAGATAAATCGTTTGAGGAAATAAAAGAATTTGTTGAAAATCTTTCTAAAGATATGTTTTCTAAACTTGGAGATTTTTTTATGAAATTACCAACTATCTCATATTATGATGAATTTGTTTCACCTAGTACTGGAAATAAAATACCAATAATTATAAAGGACTTTAAGAATTTTTTTATCTAATGCTCTCGGTTGAATCACTGAGGATCATGTACGAAACTAATTACGCACTGATCGAGAGCAAAATATTTGATATTGAACAATTAGAAAATATGATACCGTGGGAAAGAAAAGTATATACAGGATTACATATTACAAATATAGAACAACAAAAAGAAAGAATGCGACAAGCCAAACGAAAGAAAAAATAAATGCCAAAAGGTCAAGCAAAAAATCCTAAAACTAAAGGAGATAGTTTATCAAAAGAACAGATTAAAATTCTGAAATCTATAGAATTGGAAATAAAAAAGAGTAGTTTATTCTTAAAAAAGAATATAAAAGATGAAAAATCTGAAAAAGTAGAATCTGAAGAATTAGATGATACCCCACTTAATGATATAAAAGATGCTATTATTAAAACATCAGGTGATTTTTCAAAATCGTTTTTAAAAGTTGCAAAGGAAATTAATAAAAATATTTTAACCCTTATAACAAATACTGAAAAAAAATACAAAGATACTACATCTACTGAAATTGCAAAAGTTACACCAGAAGTTTCTGAAGAACAAGCCACTTTAGAAAATCAAAAATTAGAATTAGTTAAAAAACAAACAACAACACTTCAAGATATAAAAGATATTCTTGAAAACAAATTTAGTGGTGGCGGAGGTGGATCTTCTAGGGGTGGTGGTATTATGGATATGTTAGGTGGTATAACATCTCTGATAGGCGCATCAGCTTTTGGTGGAATAGTCACAACTATATTAGGAATAGTTGGTGCTGGTGCTGGTGCTCTTATAACTGCCGCTGTAGCAGGAGGATTAGGAGTTGCCGGATTTAAATTATTATTAGAACCTTGGATGGATCAAATTCAAGAAAAGAAAAATAAAGTTTTTGCTGAAAAAGAAAACGCAACAATAAAAGATATTGTTACAGATACTGGTGAAAAGGTTTATAATGTAGAGGGAGATTCTCCTGATACTAGTACAGTCATGACTTCTGCTGAAATTAAAAAGGAATTAGAAAATCCAACAATTACAGCAAAAAGAAAAGTACAATTAGAAAATGCACAGAATAGTAAATCTTTAAAATATAAAATTGATAATACAACTGGTATCCAAACTGGTGGTGCAATGAATTTGGGAAAAAGTGGTTCCACTATTGAAGATATGCGAGAAAATTCTAAAAATGATGCTGCAGCAAGAATTGCAAATCCTGAAGCATACGCATATAAAACAATATATGATAGAATTGCTATATGGGATGAATCTTCTAGAAAAAAATGGAGAGATCTTAGAACAAATCCTGAAACTAAAGATGATGATGCAATTTTAAAAACAAATTGGGGAATATTACAGTCAGGAGCAAAACAATTACTGGATCAGATAGGTTCAAAAGCAAATAATTTTACAAAAGAGCAACAACAACAGTTATATAACATGTCTGATCCTTTAGTTTTTATGGGAAATTCTGGAGGAGAATTTGGATATCGTTCTACAGATATACACATGGGAATTTTAGATGGAGATACCTACAACCAAAAACAATCTGAACCAGTAAAAACTCGTTTATCACAATTGCAAGATATGGCTAAAGAAAATATTGGTAATATAGAAAGCGAAAAATCTGCTAATGATATAGAAAATACACCAATTTCTCCTGTTTCGTTTGAAGGTGCTACAGAACCCCCACCATCTGTAGAACCAATGTTAAAAACAAATGAAAATATACCACACAAAAATGAAGCAATATATGAAGGTTCTCCCGAAGGATCAAAAGTAATCGTTGGTGAAGATAATGCATCAGAAGTTATTTTATCAACAAATGCAAATAAAGTAACTAAACAAATTGCAAAAAATTTACACCAATCTATGAATAATTCTGATACATCTTCTACAGAAAAATCAGCAACAATCATTCTAGATGCTTTACAGAATTCATTAGCAGAATATGTAGAAATGTTTAAAATATCTCCTCTACAAGGTAATCAACAACCAACTCAAATCATAAACAATACTGTGGTTGGTGGTGGAGAAACAGGTAATGGATCAAATGGTCAATACTTTAATTCCATGATGACCACTTCCAATAGTGAAAATATTCTTCAAGAATTGTTAAAGAATTCTTATAGAGCAGCACTCTTATAAAAAGAAAAGAACCTGATTTCTCAGGTTCTCTCTCACGGATATCACACCCTTTTGGTTCTTATTCCTCGTTGGCGAGTTTCTCAAAATAACTCATTGCATCCTCTTCACCATCCTCGTCAGCAGGAGCCTTCTCAACCATCTTGGCTGGCTTGGATTGCTTTGGTGAGGTCTTAGGAGTATTATCCTCTGAATCACCACCAAAGTCAGATTCTGACATCTGTTCTGCCTTCTTACTAGCAGAACCTGAAAGAACGCCACGCAACTTGGTTGAGAGTTCATCGTATGACTTAAACTTGTCAGCAGCAATAAATTCCTTTAGAGAATATTGCTTCTTCCATACACCTTCAAGTTTAGCATCATCACCACCCATAAGTGGTTGTGGAGTATCAAATTCGCTCTTGTCGTAGTTAACATAACCTGCAACCTTACGAATCTTCAACTTGAAGTCTGCACCCTTCCAAAAATCAAACACATTAACAGGACTCTCATCCTGAAATTCTGGTTGCAACTTCTCCATGATCTTATCAAAGATCTTCTTGCCATACTTAAACAAGAATACCTTTCCTTCGTTCTGTGG